CAGATTATCAGAGCCTTCCGTAAAGCAGTTATTGAGCGGTTCCGACTGAGCGCACAGCCTATTCACGATAATGTGGAAGTGGCAGACATTATGAGCGGCCGTTACGGAGAGCAGTTTGAAGGGTTTACAAAGGAAGCTGATGACTTTGTTCCGCAAATGATCAAAAGGCTGGAGAACATCCAGCATACGGACTTTATGGAACGGGACCGCGCCTTTTACAAACGGCAGATTGCCACCCTTCAGATTGGGATGGAAAGCAGCGGAAAAAAGCTGCGCCTTCTGGAAAGCCAGAACGATGTGATGCAGACCAGACGGGAGCTGCTGGGAGATGAAAGCATCGACGAGGCAGTCATCCAGAGCAATGCGGAGAAAATCGGACGCCTGAAAGAAAAACTCGACCGGGATATGGATGAGAAAAAGCATCTGGAAGAACGGCTGGAATATCTGGAAGGCTACTGGGAGGACTTGGAGAAAGACCATGAGGGAAGGGAGCGGGCAATCGAATGGATGAAGGAACTTCCGAAAGGAAGAGACGGCGTGGTGCAGTTTTTGAATGGGATGACCACGGATTACTGCAGAGCGTTTGTTCTTTCTATTACCGTTCACTCACCTTTGAACTATACCGTCCATTGGTATGACGATACCAGAACGGAGGTGGTCATGTACAGCAACGTGGAAGATTACCGGTACACGGCATCCTATTTTGATGGACAGGCCATGAGGGACAGCTGCTACCGGAAAAAGTATGTAAAGAAGGGGTGACGGAAAATGTCAGAAGTTTTAAGAATGATAAAGGAAGCGGCGGCAAAAAAGGCTGCCCAGGCAAAGCCAAAAGAACTGAGAGTGGCGGCTTACTGCAGAGTATCCACGGATTCGGATGAGCAGAAAACTTCGTACGGGACCCAGAAGGTGTTTTACACGGATATGATACAGCGGCATCCGGGCTGGATATTCGCAGGCATTTATGCGGATGAGGGAATCACCGGAACCAGCCGCCTGCGCAGGGATGAGTTCAACCAGATGATGGAGGATGCGAAGCAGGGGAAAATTGATTTTATCGTGACAAAATCCATATCGAGATTTGCAAGGAACACTGTGGACACTCTCGACAGCGTAAGACAGCTGAAACAGCTGACACCTCCTGTGGGCATCTTTTTTGAAAAGGAAAACATCAATACGCTGGATTCCACCAGCGAGGTGATCCTGACCATTTACTCTGCACTCGCACAGGAAGAGAGCCATTCCATTTCGGATAACATCCACTGGTCTTATCAGAAGCGGTTCCAGGAAGGAAAGCCGATGGTTCATCTAAGCCGGATGATCGGATATGACAAAGGGGAAAACGGAGAATGGGTCATCAATGAAGAGCAGGCGGAACCGGTGCGCTACCTCTTTCGGAGATATGCCTGCGGAGCCGGCCGTGCAACCATTATCAACGAGATGAATGAGCGAGGCTGGAAAACGGTATCTGGCACGGCATGGAACCCCAGCAGCTTCTCCAATGTAATCCTAAACGAGAAGTATGTGGGCGATTTGGAAATGCAGAAATATGTGACCAGCAATTTCCTTTCCCATAAGGCAGTCCCGAACAGGGGGCAGCTTCCAAAGTATTACATCCGGGACCACCACGCACCAATTATCGACCGGGCCACCTGGCTGATCGTGCAAAGCGAAATGAAACGGAGACCACCGCTGCTAAGCCGTGATCCTCTCAATATCTGCTATGTAAACCTTTCGTGTCCGGCGTGTGGAAAGACGCTGGTCCACAAGAGGAGAAAGATTGCCGCATACTGGGTGGATGCAGAGTCCATTGAAGATACGGAGGAACGGCAGGGCATTCCGATTTATGGCGTTGGGAAGATGCGCTGTTCGGATAAAGACTGCACAGAGGAACTTTATGAGATTGCGATTGAACAGAGTTTTATGGAGATGCTCTATCGCCTGAAACGGGATTATGAGGAAAACAAAGAGCGGTCGGAGCTTGCGGTCAAATACCGCAAATGCCAGAAAGAGCCGGAAGACCATTCGGGACGGATTTTGGAACTCAGGGAACTGCTTCAGAAGCTGGAGCAGGAAAGCAAACGCCTTCTGAAAAAGCAGATGGAAGCACAGAAGAAAATGGCAGAGCAGGAACGGGTTCTCCTGCAGGACAATTTACAGGAATCCATTCGGGATGGGAACATTCAGATGGACGATATCATGGAGGGGATGGACCAACAGCGTGTGGATGGCGTTTACACACCCGCGGCCGGAAGTGCCGAGGCAATGTACAATGAACTGCTGAAGGATATTCTGAAGCGGAAAGAAGAACTGGAAAATGAGCTTCATACCTTGGAGCAGGGAAGTGAAGGCGGCATCATCCTGAAAAAACGGTATGAATATTTTCTGGAGGAACTGCTGGCCCTGCCAGAGCAAAACCGCTATGGACAGAAGATGGTGGTACATGGTCTGGATGATAAGGAACCGCAGTGGACAGAATCCGGTGTGTTCTTGAGTACACCGGATATGCTGACCTTCAACCGGGAATTGTATGCTGTAACCATCGAATCCGGCAGGGTGGATGGAGATGTGATCCATTACCGGACGATTTACGGAATGGAGTTTACTGCTTTCGGAGCCAGAAGAACCATAAAGGATTTTAAGGGTTACCGGATGTATGATCGGGATGGAACCCCGAAGTTTGCAGAAAATGAAGCAGAAATTCTTGGGGAAGCGGTTCAGATAGAGTATAAAAAGCGTCGAAACGCAAAAAAGATATGAGGGAAACGGAGGAGAGCACATGGTACAACAAAAAGTAGAAGTGATACCGGCTACAAAACGGTCGGTGCAAAACGGCGGCCAGCTGAAGATGCAGAGCAACATCCGTGTGGCGGCATACTGCCGAGTGTCCACCGGGGATGAAAGCCAGCAGACTTCCTATACTACACAGAAAGCGTTCTACACAAATCTGATCACGAACAAGCCTGGATGGAGATTCGCAGGCATTTATGCAGATGAGGCAAAATCGGGTACCAGCAGGGAACACCGAGAGGACTTCAACCGCATGATGGCGGATGCCCTGGACGGGAAGCTGGATTATATCGTGACCAAGTCGATTTCACGATTTGCCCGAAATACGGTGGACACCTTGAATTGTGTCCGCCAGCTTCGGCAGCAGAATCCGCCTATCGGTGTTTACTTTGAAAAGGAAAACATTGATACGCTGGATGCGACCGGTGAATTGATCCTTACCATTCTTTCTGCACTGGCGCAGGATGAGAGCCGGTCCATTTCGGACAACATTCGCTGGTCAATCCAGAAGAATTTCCAAGCAGGCAAGCCCAAGGTGGATCTGAACCGGATGCTGGGATATGACAAAGGTGCCAACGGCGAGTGGGTGATCAATCCGGAGCAGGCAAAAACAGTCCGCTATATTTTTGAGCGGTATGTCTGCGGTCAGACAGCGAACCGTATCGCAAAGGAACTGAATGAACTTGGCAGAAAGACAGTGAACAAACGGAACTGGACGGCAAGTTCTGTGCTCACGGTCCTTCGGAATGAAAAATATGTGGGCGACATTGAAATGCAGAAAACCATCACAAAGGATTTCCTGACTCATCGCTCCACGATCAATAAGGGTGAGGCTCCACGCTACTATGTGGAGAACCACCATGTCGGCATCATTGACCGCAGCACATGGGATAAGGCCCAGACGATGCTTTATGAAAAGCCGCGAAAAGTCGGAGATTCGGCACCAGCCCAAAAGAAAAAGAGAGGTTATACCGGATCACCTTTCGGAAATCTGGTCTGCGGTGCGGTTCTTGAACATGGGGAAAGGGCTGGAAAGGAATGCGGTGAGGGATTCTTCCGTGTGACCTACACAGGTGTGGCAAACGGCTACACCGATGAGAGAAGTCTTGCGGCAACTGGCGGCGATACGGATATCTACCTTGAAAAGTACGCATACGCTTATCCCGTGTGGCGTTGCAAGCGAAAGATGGGAATGCGGGAAGGGGAAAAGCCCCGGCAGAATGGAACACCGGATCAGAAGCTGTACTGCAGGGAAAAGCATGGGCGGCTGTCGGATGCCGAGAGAAAGGCAGCCAATGAAAGATGCCCTTCAGAGAGCATCCATGAATGTGCGCTGGAGCAGAGTTTCATGGAAATGCTGTACCGTCTGAAACGGGATTATGAGAAGAACCAGGATGCTTCGGAAATCTGCGTTCTTTTCCAGAAAGCCTGTGAGCAGATGCGCCAGCGGATGAAAGGAAACAGCGTGTCCGTGGAAAGACTGGAAACGCTGGATGCCCAGATCAAAGAACTGGAAGAAAAACTGCAGGAGACGATCGGCCGGCAGGTCACAGCCATGCGGGATGCGGTGCTGGAGCAGAATCTGGAACTGAATGAGTCGCTGGCAGAGGGAAGCATCACGCTGGATGATATTGACAGTGATATCCGAAACGGACTGACGGCAAATGATATCGGCACGAGCTTTTACCATGTCGAATATGAGGAAGGTTCTGAAATCGAAGCCTATGCAAGTCTGGCAAAAGACATCAGGCAGCGCATTGAGAGTTTCCGAAAGGAAAAAGAAACGCTGAGCCAGGAGCAGGGAGCCTTGACGGGCATGAAGAAGAACTTTGAACTTTTCCTTGCCTGCCTGAAAGAACTGCCGGAACAGAATGCTGCCGGAATGCCGCTGAAGGTGAACGGGCTGGATGTGCAGGGCAGCCTGTTTCGGGATGCGGATGGAAAGCCGATTGAGGGTGCGGTCGCCAGTCTGAACCGAGGACGTCTGAAGATAACGCCGGAGAGGATTGCGGAAGCACCGGACCTGCTCCATTTTGAAAAGGGCATTT